TAAAAAACTCCTAAAGTTATGCTTTAGGGTATTTGTCTTTAACCGCTTTAAGTGTTTTGTAAAAATCACTATCTTTATCTAAAGCCCCTGAATCAATCGCATGATAAATCATATCTAATTGTTCAGGAAGCAGGGGATAAGATTTTTTGCGATTGCGGGCGTAGGTTGAAGCTTCCCACTCAGATTCCAAAACCTTAATAGTGTCTGCAATTTCTTTATCAGTTGGTTTTAATTCAGGATTGCCTTCCCAATTTAACACACCATCTTTAACACCAAAATTATCATTTGGTCGTAATCTTGCAACCGCATCAAATACATTAAATTTAGCCATTATGCACCTATTTCCATTAGAGTCATTGAACTAGAGGCTGCATAATATGTATCTAAGCCTCGTCTATTTATATTGATTGTGCCAGTATTAGCCAGCAATTCTACTTTGTAAGTAGTTGCAGAGGTTGTTGATGGACTATCTACTAATTGAATTGTGTAGCCTGAACCCTCTGATGAACCTTCAGCCATAAAAAACGATTGGCTAATGTTTACAGTACCGCCTGAGCCTTGTTGTATAGCGGTTGATCCTCTTTTAATTCTAAATGCTGAATCTGCGTTTGTGGAATTAGAAACAAGTCCAAAACTCACCATTACTAAAATTCTGCTAGACGTTGCAATTGGTGTTATAGAAGTTGCAATCTCAGTATATTCTGAAGCACTAGAAACTTGCTTTAATGTGTTATCGCTAGTTGAAACTACCTGCAATATTTTTCCACCACCACCAGCAGGAGTAGCCCAAGTTGGCACTCCACCAGCAACAGTTAACACTTGACCAGTTGAACCAATAGCTAATCTTGCAGGAGTTGAACCGCTTGACGAATAGATTGTGTCGCCAGTAGTTGGCATTGGGTTAGTCATACCTGTTGTATCTAGGTTTGCCCAAGCACTTCCTGTGTAATATGTCGTTACGTTTGTATCTTTAAGATATGCGAATTGTCCTTCTTGTGGAGAAGTAATTGCTGCGTCGCGAGCTGTCGCGTTTGCAAAAACTAAAACTCCCTGCATCAAATATCCGTTGACATTTGCGGCGGAAAGAATTTCACCAACTGCAAACGTTTTAAACCCTAGTCCTGCTGCCATATTGTTATCCCCCTAGTAGCTAAGTATATCGTCATTTAACTGACCATAATAAATATCGTCCAAAATAAATCCATCAACCAAGGTTTCTTGGGTGCTGAAATGTCCAATCCAAGACGAAGGGGTTATATCCCAAGCAACGCCTTGAACCTGAAGGTTTTTTGTAATGGTAGAACCGTCAGGCTGTATGTTGGTACTCTGCGTCTGTCTGAACGACTAGATCAGAGCTAGTAATTGAGTGAGGGAAGTAAGTCGCAACGCTATCGGCGTCAATAAAAACTTGGGTAGCACCGCCCAAACGAGTTATGTTTGCTTGGTTCACAATCAATTTATCATCAAAGGCAAACTTTACGTTTTTGTAAGGAATCCCAGTAGTTTGGTTAAACTCAATAGGAGTGTCACCTGCGCTGCCTATAACCTCTGATCTGTTTTTAAACACAACGTTGCCAGAGGGGCTGACATAATATGCCCCCTGTTCTGAGAATTCACAGTTTTTAATCGCTGACAATGAAGTCCTAGAGCTGCCAGCATCAGCTTGGGTTAAAGTATCTCCTACGGAAATTGACCTCATGCTGACAGGAAAATCTACTGTATCTAAAATCTTGTCAATTCTAGTGCCAGTATCTTGCCCAGCGGCTTGTCCTGTTATTGTGGTTACAGCTGCTAAGTTAAACAATCTAAAAGCGTCTGAAGCGTTTATGTCCACATAGGAAACGTTCTCGCCTTGATCGTAAGAATAAATGTAATCCGTTGTATAGCCGCTAAACAAATAGTAAGTTACTCCGCTATAAGCGGCAGAAATTCTTAATTTCTTTAAAGGTGTTAATTGACCATAATAAGGCGAACTAGTGTTTTGTGGGTTAAAGTTTCCGTTAGGGTCGTAAATTCTAACGGTAGCATTTCCAGCCTCGTAAGTATCTCTAATTAAATTGCGTCCGCGTCTTATGCTTATCCGCCTTGCATCTGGCGTTAAATCAGCTATTAATGATGGAGTTGTTGATTCGGATAAAATGCCTGTATCTAATAAACCGTTAACAGGGTCATCAAGGGTAAGCCCGATACCGAAAGTAGCTCCCGACGAGAAATCTAGAGATATGTCAAGCGTTGCAGGTAAAACCATTAATCGCCTCTAGTAGCTCTATTGGATAGAGTAAATGAACCCGATGCACTTGAGTCAAGTAATCCCATGCGTAATGAGTCAGTTAAATCTCTATTAGAAATAACATTACCTTGGACGTTAACAGTAACTTTAGTTTCTCGTTCTCCAGCGCGATAACTTTGCCAATCAGGCATTTGTGTATTTAATGTAACTTGATTCTTTTTCGCCGCATATTCTAAAGCTTTTGCTGCTCCGCCAATGTCGCCGCCTAATGGTATGCCAGCAAAAGGAACTGGAACAATTGGTGAGCCTCCGCCACCGCCGCTAATACCGCCACCGCCACCGCCACCGCCTGTATTAACGGTGTTGACTTGAACAGTTAGAACAGGGGCTTTAAGTTTATTTAATGCGTCTTGTATTAAGGAAATATCGGTTATGGCTTTGTTAATATAATTAGGATAATCTTGTAAAGGATTTAAGGCAGGTGGCAAGTTTTGAATTGCTCTTGCTAATCCTGTTGTTTGCAATTGTGATAATGCTAGTTGATTACTTAAACGGTCTGCCTCTGCTGCGTTTTCTGTAAGTAAAGCAAGTTGTAAAGATAGTCTAAGTTTCTCGTCCTCAGTTAATTGATTCTGCAAGGCTGCCATGATTTGTATTTGTTCCATGTCAAGCAAGCCGCTTGCCTTTTTAAGTTTAGCCTGATCTTTAATAGCCTTGGTTTGTGCGTTAGTTGCTTTTAATTGGGCAAGTGCGGCAGCCTTGGCTTCCTTGGCAGCTCTAGCAGCTGCACCCTCGGCGAATTTAGCCGCACCGCCTTGATCGCCTCCAGCCATTGAACCGCCAGCGGCAAACATGCTTTGTAGGTTTCCAGTTGCTTTAGTAGCAGATTCACTAATTGCGTCAACGCCTTTAATCATTAAGCCAATAGCGGCAAACATGCCAGCAGTTAGAGCAGCTGCACCCAATGGGCTAAACAGGAAGTTCCTAGCAATTGCTGAAGCTAGTAAAGCGTTTCTAAGAACTTTAACAGTTTTAACAATTGTGCCTAATGCTGTTATGAAAGCGGCTATCTTATTGATTGTAAACGCAGCAAGTAAGACAGCTGCAAAAGACTTAACCAAAACAATGTTATCTCTTATTAACTGTCCAATTCTAATTAAGGCTTGGGAAGTAGATTCACCAAAATTAATAATCTTTGTTTGTAATTGGTCTATATCTGTTGCGCCACTAATACGCATCATTGCTTCAACAAGACCTGCGCCAATACTGATTCTAGCCATGTCGGCTGCAACCTTTAATTTGGCTAGTTTGCCAGAGAAAGTATCAGCCGCCCTTGACGCTGCGCCTTTTGTAATGTTAGTTATCTCTTTTAGGATTAAAGCAAAATCACCTGAAGCAAGAGTTGTTTTGCTTAAACCTAATTCTAATCCGTTTAAGCCTTTTGTGTTTCCTAGATAAGCCTTGCTTAAAGCGTCTGCGGCTTGGGCTACGCTAATGTTTTGACGAGCAGCAATATCTAATGCAATGTTGGTAAGGTTTTGTGAGGCTGCAAGACTTCGGGTTGTGGTTAGTAATTGCTGGTATGCAGGAATTAACTGCTGATCTGCAACTCCATATTGTAATTTTAAACTGTTTAAAAATGCTAGTGAGTCTGAGGTTGCAAACTCAAAACCTATGTTGCGTAGCGAGTTTGAAAAGAGTGCTAATTGCTTTTCTTGAGCAGCAAACGCACTAACCGCTGACTTAGCAAAAGCGGTAACACCGACACCAATGAGAGCTTGTTTAACGTTTCTAGCCAGTTTATCGGCAGCGTTCTCAGCTTGAGTAAATGCTTTCTTGCCTGTAAATTGCGCGGCAATATCAATTACTATACTCATTGTGACGCCTTCCTAAAATATTGTTTCTTTTTAAATTGCTCGTTAGCGTTGTAAATAGCAGTTAAAGCGGCTGCGTTAGCTTTGCCACCGTCCTCAGCCCAAGCTCTAAAGATCAACCGACCTTTCATGTAACGACCGCGCTTTGTAGAACTCTCTATGTTGCCTTGCTTTAACTCACCCATTGCCTGAATAAAATCTGAACCCGCTTGAGGGTTGTTTGAACGACTAATATCTTTTTGACGTGGGTCTAAATAGCACCCGCAGCAGATTTGTTAATTATGTAATAAACAGCTTTAAATCCGCGTCTATTAGTTTTGCGTGGTGTTGAACTATATTTAATATTTTTTACAACAGTTGCCGCGTTAAATAAAGGGAACTTTCTCAATCTATTATCTTGAGCATCAAAGTAGAATTCAGATCGTCGTCTGTAATTCCAATTGCTTAAAGGCGAATTGCTAGGCACATAATCTTGGGCTTTCTTAACTACGCCACCAAGGGCAACAGCCATTTGATCGTCTAGTTGCACAGCTAGGGCAGGGGCGTAATCTTTAAGAGCTTTTTGAAGCTCAATTAAACCTTTTATTTCTGCTGGCATTTTCCCTAGCCTTTGCGTCGTCTTTGAGAACCGCTAAAGTTGCCTTTAACAAATCCCTGTCCATATCAATAAACGTTTGGTGCGGAAGTCCTGTTGTTATTGCTAACCTAGCAACGAGGTAGTGAAAGGAATCCCGCGTTATCCATTTGGGGAGTCAGCGTCAAGAATTTCTACTTTAACAAGCTGCTCCAAATACTTATCACCAAAAGGCACAACAGTTACGCCATTGCGCCTTTCAGCTTCCCAAGCCAACCAATAGACCGCGCTTTGTTTTTCTTCATCTCTAAAATATTTATGAAAACCACTTTTAAAGTGAGTTTCAAACGCGAACTCAATAACAGGTGTAATTTCATATTCAGAAACGTCACCTGAAGCCTTGGTTATTTTAAGTTTAATCATTTTAGTCCTTTGTTATGACCAAGTACCAGTTGTTGCGTACGCTGTCTTGCTATTGCATGTGAAGGTTAAATCCATCATGCCTATATCAGCGACCGCACCATTGATATCGGTTAGATTGTCAATAAGAATTGTACCTGAATAAAGTGGGTTTGTTGCTGAAACCGCGCTGGCAGTATCTTGAATTGCTTGGAAAGCAACTGTTGTACCGAAAGCGGCTTGTAGTGTAGCTCTTACTGAACCTGCGC